TTGGTTTCCGCCACAGCGTCAGGAGGTGGCGCGGGTGACGGCGCCCGACAGCGGGAACGTCACGGACACCTCGGCGAGGTCGGACACGGCGCCCGACAACGGCGCCCAGCTGTTGATCAGCACGCTGCCGGTGTACTTCGGGTTCGACGCACCGACGCTGGCGTTGGTGGCACGCACCTCGAAGGTCACCACCGTGCCGAGCAGCGGCCACATCACCGAGTCGATCGCACTGGCGGCGACGTCCTGGTTGAACGTCAGCGCCAGGCTGCCGGACTTGCGGCCGGCGATCGGGACCGTCCAGCCGGAGTCGGCGAAGTCGGTGGTGTCCAGTTCGGCGACGTCCACGGTGAGCGTCACGGACTTGATCGAGGACGACCGGTCCGTGCCGTTCAATGCGACGTAGCAGTCGTTGAGAGCGAAGGTGGCCACGGCTGACTCCTCAGTAGATGCCGATGATGATGCGGGTCTGGAATGACGGGTTGGTGCCGCTGACGGTCCACGTCGCCCGCCAGTAGTCGTCGGTGATCGCCCCGACGGCGCTGCCGAACTGGCCGCCCTTCGTCGTGGCGGCCGTGAACGTGATCCGGTCCGTCGGGCTCGTGAAGCCCGAGTTGTTGTCCGACTGGACCTTTACCGTGATGCTCGGCGTCGTCCCGCCGGCGGTCAGGAAATGCACGACCGCCCACACCCGCTGCGTGGCGGACACCGCACCCAGCTGCGCGCCGGTGCTCGAGCCGGTCGCTGCGATCGTCGACGCCGTGTCGACCGTGCCACGGATCAACGGGGCGGACCCGGCGAACGTCACCGAATGCGTCGCCAGGTCCCCGGCCGCGCCGTCGAGCACCGTGCGGGTCTGCAGCATGCCCTGGCTGAAATAGCCGATCGCCCCGACCGACGAGCCCATTGGCACGACGCTGAACGGGTAGACGGTGCCGAGCGTGACCGCCAGGACCTCGTCCACCGCCGAGGTCTGCGCCTCGGTCGCGGTCGCCATGTCCGTCGGCCCCGACGCCATCAGCATCGTCGAGCGGCGCCCGGCGATCGGGGTCGACCAGCCGCCGGCGCAGAACGTCGTGGCGTCCACCTCGGCGACCGTGGCGTCCAGCGTCACGTTGTTGGCGAAGCAGGCGAGGTCCAATCCGCCGGCGGCGATGTCGACGTCGTTGAGAGCGAACGTGGCCACTCACTGCCTCCCGGCGTAGATACGGACGCTCCAGTCGGAGCACAGATACCGGGCGCCGTCGGCGAGGGTCTCGGCTCGAGGCGCAGACACCGAGTCGACGATCACGTCATGGCAGACGCCGCCGAGGGTGCGGTCCCGGTCCATCAGCGCATCGGCCAGCGACTGGTCGCAGCCGGTGCCCGACGACGCCAACGCATCGAGCCGGCCCATCGCCGCACGCATGTCGCTGGCCTGCACCCACGCCGTCAGCTGCAGGCGCACCACCGCCAGGCCCTTGGCGAAGGCTTGGTGATAGTCGACCCACGTCGACTCCGGTTCGACGGTGACCACGGTTGCGGCACCGGTCGGGATCGAGTCGGCCGGGTAGGCGATCGGCCGGACGCCAGGCACCGAACCGAGCCGCTCGGCGACCGCCTCACGGATGTCGGCGAGTTTCACGCCACCACCGCCGTCGTGTGCGGATGGCGGTACCGGGCGAGCAGCTGCGCCACCATCGGATTCGCACGCACCCGCAGCGGGCCGAACTCACCGAACGCCGCCACGCCAAACGGTGCATCCTTCGCTTTGAACGCTTCGGCGGCAAGGAGCAACGTCGCCTGCTTCACCGGGACCGGGACCGCCGGCCAACCCCACGACGCCGTGATCTGCACCGCCGGCCGCAACGTCGCCGTCGGCCACGTCCTTGACCCCACCGCACGCAGCGACGTGTACGGCCAGCCGGTCGCACCGTCGTAACCGACACCTGACCCACCGAGGACGTAGTCGGTGGTGATCGTCCAGGTCTGCTCGTAGGTGCCGTCGTCGTTGTCGTCGGTCCGCACGATCAGGCCGGTGGCGGTCTGGATGTCCCAGCCCGGATCGAGCAGCAACGTCCAGGCGTTGATCGCACGCTGCGTCCGCACCGACGTCGCCGTCGCCGCCTCGAACGTCCGGCCGCACCAGTCGTCGACCTGCCGCTGGGCGACCGACAACGCCAGCGAGAGCGTCGCATCATCGGCCGAGTCGTCGATCCCGACGAACGACCGCAGCTCGGCGAGCGCCGCGTACGCCATCAGCCGGCCGTCCTGCGCGTCGTGCGGCGGCGGCCAGGCTCGGCCGTCGCCTCCTCGACCGTGTCGCCGTCATCGACGACACGGACGAACGAACCCTCGGGGACGCCGACGAGCATGGGGTCGCCGTCGGCGACGAGACGGCCAGGCTGCACCCAGCCACACGCCGTCAACACCGCCTGCGTTGCAACCCACATGCCCATCGGTCAGCCCCCAACTCCGCTCAGAGAGGCCCGGGGCGCAGGATCACGCCCCGGGCGATGTCACCGTCAGGTGACGTTGAGGACCCCGACCGCGGTCGAGTCGATGACCCGGCCGCCGGTCCGCCAGTAGGCGTAGAGCCCGCGCTGGCCGTTCGGCCGGCGGTTCGAGCCGAGCATGTGCGGCACGAGCTCGACGGTCATGCCGACCCGATCGACGATCGTGTAGGCGGCCTGGAGGTCGCCGAACACGAGGATGTAGTTGTCGGCCGAAGCGGTGACGGTGCCGTCGATCTGGCCCGACGCGTAGGCCGGGCGGCCGAGCAGCTGGCCGGGGCGGGCGGCGTCGAGGTAGGTCCACAGCCCGGCACCGCCGTTGGTGTCGAACCGGCGGATCAGGTCGTACACCAGCTCGTTGGCGATCCACGAACCCCGGCTGCGGTAGCGGGCCGCCACCTTGCCGATCGTCGAGTACACGTCGGCGATGGCGAACGTGTCGGTGGTGGCCGACGTGACCAGCTGCCCGGAGTAGTTGGTGTAGACGTCGTAGATCAGCCCGAGCGGGGCGTTGGAGCCGTTGCCCAACAGGAACGCGTTGTGCTCGAGGTCGTCACGGGCGATCATCAGCAGACGGGACATCTCGGCCTCCATGGCCGGCCAGTCCTGCTGCAGCTCGATCGAGAACGGCACGAACCCCTGGGCCTTGTACGGCGTGACCGTGGTCTGCGCCAGGGTCGGGGCGTCGTCGCTGACCTCGCCGGCCTCGCCGTCCCACGACGCCGTGATCCCGGCGGTCGACAGCACGTTGAAGTTGTCGGCGGTGGTCTGCGTCACCCGAGCGGCCTGCCGCATCGGGTTCGGGGTCAGACCGTCGTGCGCCCCGGTCGCCAGGATGGTGGGGTCCGTCACGACGGGAACCGCGTACCCTCCCGCTGCGTCGGTCAGCGACGCCGCACGGACGTGCTCGACGGCACGCTGCTCCTCGGCGGTCAGCGCCCAGGTGTTCCCGCTGATCAGCTTCGAGAACGCCGAACGGTAGGCCGGGCGGCTGGCGGCGATCACGTGCCGGGACAGCTTGCCGGTCGGGTCGTCGGCCCGCTCCAGCGTCTTGTAGACCCGCTCGCGCACCGAGTCGTCGGTCAGCGGGAGCCGCTCGACGGCGGTGCGGGCGGCGCCACGCACCTGGTCGACGGTGCCGTACTGCACCGACTCGTCGGCGATCGGGTCGGCCTGGCGGACCATCACCTGCGGGGCGACGACCTCACGGGCCTGCACCGGGGCGGCGAGCACCGCCTCGAGCTGTGCGAGCTCCGAACGCAGCGCCTCGAGCTCGGGGCCGACGGCGTCGAACTCGGCGAGGTCGGCGGCGAACTGCGACCGCTCCTCGTTGGTCGGCTCGCCGTCACGCGTTGCGTACTCGGCGAGGCTGGCCCGAAGGGCGTTGGCCCGGTCGGCCTTGATGGTGATGGCGCTACGCAGCGCCTCGATCCTCGTCATTGTCGATCACTCCGATGCGGGAAAGCGCCGCGAGGCGCATCTCTCGCCGGGTGATCCCGACCGGGGGATCGTGCTCGGCCTGGGTTTCGCCGGCGTCACGGACGACCGGCTCGTCGTCGATGGTAGCGCACGAGGTTTCCCCATCGACGTCGTGCACCGATTGCACGCCGCGCAGCAGGTCCAACGCACGGGCACGGACCCCGACCGTCGTGCCCTCGTAAGCGGGGTGGACGACCGGGCCGGCCTCGAACAGCGCAACCTCGGTCAGGGTGCGGTGATCCTGCTCGCCGTCACGCTTTGCCTGCACCCACTCCTCGGCCTTCACCTTGAACCGGAAGCTCATACCGTCGAGTGCACCGGACTCGATCGCTGCACGGATCGGGATCGTGTGCCAGTTGTCGTGCAACCGGCCCTCGCCCCACAGCCCGTGTCGGTCCTCACGCAGCGACGTCCACACCCCGATCGGCAACGGCCCGAAGGTCGGGTCGGCGCCGTGGTTGAACTGCATCTTCACGCCGCCCGTGCCACGCTCCCGCAGCGTCTGGCGGAAGGCACCCGGCTTGATCTTCTCGGTGTAGTCGCCGAGGAAGTCGCTGATCTGCGTCGGTTCGTTGAACTTGGCGATGTAGCCGGCGATGGTCAGGCCGTCGCCGTCCGAGGACTCACGGACCTCGAACTGGCCGGCGGAAGCCAGCCGGTCATGCATGCGGTCGGGCACCTTCGATCTCCCGTTGTCGTCGTCGTCGCTTTCGAGAACCTCGTCCGCCCACGAGCGGCCAGGGTCGCCACCCCACAACGCCCAGGCGATCCGCCCGGCCGAGGGGTAGCCGTCCTCGCCTGGCGACCAGCCCTCGCCCTGCTTGTCGACCTCGTGGCGGGCGAAGTAGCTGGCCATCCTCGCCACCGTGTCGAGCGACAAGTCTCGGCCGTTGACGATGTCCCGAGCTCGAGCCACGCCGACCCCGGTCCCGCCTCGACCGAACTCTCGCCGCCAGTCGAGACCTCGCTGCGCCTCGTCACGCATCGCAGCGTTCGGGACCGGCATCACACCACCGCCGCCGGCGCACCAGCACCCGGCGCCTGCGTCTGCACCGACAGCAGGCCGGAATGCACCAGGCGGCTCATGTCGCCGGTCGTCACCGCTGCGATCACCGACTCCGGCACGAACCCGCCATCAACCAGGGTGCGCATCGTCATCGCCTGCTGCGCCATCACCTGGGCGTCGTCGAGAGCGTCGGCCTGCAAGGCGCTCACGCCGGACACGTCGTACCAGAGCTCGGCGCCGGCCGGTGCCGGGACGATCTTCGCCAAAGCCCGCACCGCCTCGATCCACAACGGCCGGATCGTCAGATCAGCGAACGCCCGATGCGCCGTCGCGTAGTTGGCGTAGGTGGAGGCGCTCTCGAGGCCGGGGACGATCGTGACGATCACCGGCGGCACACCACCCGCAGCGCAGATCCTGGCGAACTGGTCGGCGGAGATGTCCTTCGCAGCGAGGTCGCCCAGGTTCGAGCCGATCACCCGCAGGTCCGCACCGCCGCCGAGGAACGCCGTGCGGAACGCCCGATCGACGCCCTGGTGGCGTTGCATGAACAGGTCACGGAACGCCTCGACGGTCTCCCGTTGCACGTCCGCCGGGAACGTCACCACGCTGTTCGGGGTCGCACCGTTCTGCCAGAACTTGCTGAGGAACTGGTTGTACGCCTCGGTGTTCGCCGTCTCCATCAGCACCGACGCCATCCACGACATGCCACGCCAGCGAGCGTCAGGGTCCTCCGCCGGGGCGAAGTGCGCGACCTCGTCCCACGCCCAGGTCTCCGCCTGGTCCGGCCGGCCCGACGGGGCGTAGATCAGGCCGATCGGGACGGCGTCCCACGCCACGTCCGGTTCCGTCGGTTGACGCTGCGAGCCGAGCACGATCGTGCACCACTGCGGCCGCAGCAGCCGCACCACGTCGCCGTCACGGACCGCGAAGGCGTTGCCGTACAGGTCGGCGTCGAGCAGCATGCGGGCCAGCAACTTGCCGGGATTGTCGAGCGGCGCCAACGCCGACGACGTGAACAGGTCCGCCGCCATCGGCCGGGGACCTGCGCCGTACCGCTTCCAGGCGAACCGGGTTTGCCGGAACAGGTTGATCCGCCGTTGCTCGACGGCGAACACGACCGACGAGCCGTAGGCCGCAGCGCCGGTCACCGGCGACGGTCGCTCGTCCCGGCCGTACGTCGTCGTCGGCAGGTAGCTGTTGCCGCCGTAACGCAACAGCTCGAGCTGCTGCGACAACCAGCCCGGCGGGAACGCTGCGCGCTCCTGCTGCACCTGGCCGCCGGCGAGGCGCACCAGCCCGTCACGCAGACCCATCAGACCCTCCCGTCAGGGCGAGCGCCCACAACACCCCGAACGCCGCAGCAGCAACCGCACCGACACCGAACCCGACCCGGCCCGCCAACGCCCACAAGCCCGCCAGCAACAACGCCGCCGAACCGACCAGCAGCACCCACGGGCGGATCATGCGAACACCGCGAACGGCGCCGGCGGCGGATCGGCCGGAGCGACGTCCTGCCAGCCCCTGGCCGTGGCTTCCATGCGTGCCTGCCAGGCGTAGGTGAGCGCTGCGGCGCAGTCGATCCGGCTCGAATCCTCAGGCTTCGACAAGCTGCGCAACGTGCGGGCACCGACCTGACGGCGGGCGACCTGCGCCCGTTGCGTGTGCGCCACCATCACCGCCGACTCGGCGGCGTCCGACAGACGCAACGCCCCCGCCGCCAACGCCGTCTGCGTCGCCTCCACCGACTGATCCACCACCGA